GGAAGAAATAAACGGTAATTTAGCCATCAATAATTTAAGCCCTATAAGCCAGTCAGTTAGGTACCATAACTAGGGTTCATTTGACAAAATATTTTAAGTGTGGTATAATTTAAATATAATACAATGGATTTAAAAAAAGAAGTTAAAGTATTACAGAGTAGGGTCAATAAATTAAATAAAGTAATTGGTATACTTGGTCATGAGATACTCAGTGAAAAAAAGCTTAGAGAAATAATAGAAGAGGGGGAGATTAAAACCCTTCAATCTATGTTTAGAGAGTATTCCAAGTACCAATTGGATCTACTGGAGTTTCTTAGAAAAGTGCAAGTTGCTGATAATGATATTGAAGGGTTAGCTAGAAATATTGCTCTATTAGAGGAGAAAGAGCTATTAGAACTGAAAATTATCTTGCAGAGAATCCAATTAACCCACTCTCTATCCTAGAGGGTTTACTTTCATCTTATGGGTCTTCCCGTGACTCTTCTAAGTTAGATCTAGCTATCCCTATTGAGGACTGGCTAAGCGATGAGTTTTATGTAGGAAAAATTGGAAGGGATTTATACCCCTTTTGGAGAGAAACGATAGTTGAATTTATAGAGGGTGGGTACAACCAGTTGATATTGACCGGGGCTTTAGGTACGGGAAAATCCTATGCCGCTTTAGTTATTTTTTTACGTAAAGCTTATGAATTGAGTATTCACACCTCTGTCCCCACCTACCTTGGTTTATCCGCAGATTCTCAAATTTTATTCTTTTACCTTGCTATATCGGTTAGGCAAGCTATGTTGACCGGATTTGGAAAGTTGGTAAGGATGGTTGATTCTATTCCTTACTTCATCAAGAGGTATCCCCGTGATAAGAGGATAAGTAGTTTTATTAATTTTAAATCAGGCCAGTTGGCTATTGGTTGTGGATCTGATGTTTCCCATTTTAAAGGTGGTGACCTATTTGCTTTAATTTTTGATGAGGGTAACTTTAGAAGGGGTGGGGATAAAATTAGGTTCCAGGCGGCTATAGACATTTATTCTGAGGCTCTACATAGAAGAGCTTCTAGGTTTATAAATAAGGAAGAGGACAAAAGTTTTTCTATTATTTGCTCTTCCTCTAGAACTAAAACAAGTTTCACGGAAAGTAGAATTGAAGAGGCTAAAAGTGACCCTAAAACTATGATAGTGACGGCAACTACGTGGGCAGTAAAACCACGTAGATTCTCTGGAGAGCAATTTTCCGTTTATATTGGCAGTGAAAGACTAGACCCCTTTTTAAGAGACAATGAAAGCTCGCTTAAAGGGTACCTAGAAGAGATGCACTTGAGTAAAGATTTTACAATGGAAGATTTAACAGAAGATGAGCAGAAAAAGTGGGTTAGTATTCCAGTAGAATTTAGATCATCTTTTACTAAAGTTAATTTGGCTCAAGCTTTAGCGGATTTAGCTGGGGTTTCTATGGGAAGCTCTATTAAGTACTTTTCTGATGAGGTGGCGTATAATAATTGTTTTCCTATTGGCAGTGAAGAGAACCACCCTTTTATAAAAGAAAATCTATGTATTTCATTTAAAACCCCTGAGAGGATAGAACACTTTTTAAAACCTAAGTTTCAGTTTAATTCTAGAAGACGTCATTATGTGCATATTGATCAAAGCCTAATAACTGATAGGACAGGATTAGTTATTGTTCATAATGATAACGAAGGGGTAATTGTAGTTGATTTAAAATTAGCTATAGAGCCTCCTCCCCGTCCAGATGAGATTTCTATAAGAAAAATTTGGGAATTTTTACTTTGGGCAAAAAGAAGGATTGGTTTACGTTTAGCAAAAGTTACATACGATCAGTATCAAAGTAGAGGGGCTATTCAAGAATTAACTAATAAAGGGGTAGACTCAGAGCTTTTATCTGTTGATAGAGATCCCTCTCAGTATGATATGTTAATAGACAGGATTTATACAGGAAAAATAGCTGGGTATCATTATCCTATTTTAAAGAAAGAAGTTTTAGGTTTAGAGAAGGATAATGTTAAGAATAAAATCGATCACCCTCTAGACGGTTCTAAAGATGTTTCAGACGCATTAGCTGGAGCAGTGTGGAACGCTACCATGGGTAAGAAAAAAGAAGTAAAGAATCTACTGAAAAGAGAGAAATAAATTATGGATAGAAAGGAATATCTACAGACATTATCAATTGTAGCAGCAAGAGTTAATTTAATGGGGAAATTGGGAGAGCAATACTCTGGGGATAGGGATATATATGAAACTTTAGGGTACAGGTCTACACTTACAGCCCTAGATTATCGAGCTAGGTATGAGAGGCAGGATATAGCCGCGGCTATAATAGATAGACCCGTGGATGGGTCATGGCGGGGTAGGTTTGAATTGTTAGAGGTTTTAGAGAACAGAGGCGATAAGCAAACTAAGTTTGAGAGGGAATGGGTTGATTTAGAGAAAAGATTAAAAGTTATATCGGTTCTAAAAAGGTTGGATAGAGTCTCTGGGATAGGTCGCTATGGTCTTCTTTTCTTAGGGTATAATGATGTTGTAGGAGAAGAGGGATTCTCAAAACCTGTGAAGGGGTCCCCAAAACTACTTTATCTTCGGCCTTTGGGAGAAGATTACGCAAGTATCAATTCTTATGAGAAAGACGTGAAAAGCGACAGGTATGGGTTGCCTTTAGTTTATAAGATAAAAGTAGGGGTTCCCGGAGAAGGCGGGGAGAAAGAAATTAGTGTTCATTGGACAAGAGTCCTTCATAGTTCTCCTGGGAAACCTTTAGAATCTCAAGTCTTTGGCGAGCCCCGTTTAAAAAAAGTTTATAATCGTCTTATGGATTTAGAGAAGCTTGTAGGAGGTTCCGCTGAGATGTTTTGGAGGGGGGCTAGACCCGGCTTTCAAGGAAAAGTAGATGAAGACTATACTATGGGCGACCCTGAAAGAGAGGACTTGGAGGGCCAAATAGAGGAATATGAGCATAAGTTAAGAAGGTTTTTCATTAACGAGGGAGTGACTTTGTCTCCTCTTCAACAACAAGTTGAAGACCCTTCAAAACATGTTGATGTACAGGTTCAAATGATTAGTGCCTCTACAGAAATTCCAAAGAGGATTTTGACCGGGTCTGAGAGGGGTAATTTAGCTAGTACTCAAGATAGAACTGAATGGATGGGTATTCTTGAAGTAAGACGAGAGGAGTATATAGACCCAGAAATTATAAGGCCTTTTATAGATAAGTGTATAGAGTATAAGATACTGTCGGAGCCCTCTAAAGGGTACGAAATAAGCTGGGCAGATTTGTATGCTGCGGGGGATCGGGAAAAAGCAGAAGTAGGAAAAGTAAGGGCAGATGCTTTATCAGCATATACGAAAGACCCACTAGCTAAAGAGGTTGTGTTGCCGAATCAATTCGTAAAATTCTTTCTGGGATTTTCTGAAGAACAGGCAAAAGAGATGGAAGAGGGCCGGGACGCTCTTCTTTTAGAAGAGGAAGAGGAATTTAAAAGAAACTTAGAAGATAAGATGAAAATTGATTCTAAAGAAGACGAGTTTAAAGAAGAGGGTTCTAATGCAGATAACAGTAGCACCACAGAATAAGTGTTCGTGTGGTAGTTTAGCAATTTATGCAGGGAAAGTTGACCCTACTTCTACAGCTACTCTTAGAATGATGTTTGTTAGACAGATGAAGAAGAGATTTAAGAAATTAAGGGGGCTTATTAGAGAGGCTATAATTACCCAGGATTGTTTTGGTCTAAAAGGACAACCAAATAAATTTGTAGTCCATGGGGTCCCCTCAAGCAAGGCCTTTGCATATACCTCTTCATCGGATAAAGTATCAAGTTTTATGGATTGGCTGCATGGAGAAATTGAAGAAGGAGTGTTACAAGCCGACACTCGTATGTATGTTAGTGGTGTAAGAGGAGAACCTTGGACAAATATATATATAAGAAGTGGGTATAAAAGGGGAATTGTTGACGGTAGGTCTAATTTAAGAGCAGTTGACAAGTCTGGTAGGATTCCATCTTTGGCATCTACAGGTGGTACAGAAAGTGCAATCAATTCTTATTTCATGCATACCGATAGATTGGAACTTCTTTACACTAGAGCATATCGGGATTTAGTTTCTATTACTGAGGATATGGAGGGGAAAATAGGTAGGGTCCTTGCTGAAGGGGTTGGAAGAGGAGAAAACCCCCGTAAGATAGCAACAACTTTGACTAGAACCATGTCAGGTCCTTTAGAAGGTTTGGGAATTACTGATACTTTAGGTCGGTTTATCCCAGCAGAAAGAAGAGCTCAAACTCTGGCAAGAACAGAAGTTATAAGAGCTCACGCGGATGCTACTGTAAGGGAGTATAGAGCGTGGGGAGCCCTTGGGGTTAATGTTCAAGCCGAATGGCTAACAGCTGGGGGTGCGTGTGAAGAGTGTGAGGCTATGGCCGCTAAAGGTCCATATACCTTGGATGAAATAGATGGGCTTATCCCTCTTCATCCAAATTGTAGGTGTGCTATTAAACCAATTTTATAAGAGGAGTCTAAAGGATGAAGAAAAAGGTTAAGATAAATAAGGGTATAGTAAGTGTTTATAGGGAGGTTCAAGGTATTAGTGTAAAGAATTATGAAGTCCGAGAAGAAGAATTAAATGGTCTAGAATATTTGGTAGTTCCCGTGGTTATGATGGTCGAGGGGGTACATGTCGGGAGTCAAGGCTCTATGTTTTATTCTTCCACTGAATTAGGAAAAGCTCCTAGCTCCTGGGATGGGATTCCTATAGTGGTCGGCCATCCTCAGAGAGAAGGTAAGTATGTATCTGCGAATTCTCCAACTTTGTTAGATAGTCAAGTTGTTGGTAGGGTTTTTAATACCGATTTTGTAGAGTCTAAGTTAAAAGGGGAAGCTTGGATAGAAAAAGATAAAACTCAAACTATAGCTCCGGAAGTGATAGAAAGTATAGACAAAGGGGAGGTAATGGAGATAAGCATTGGAGTTTTTACAAAGAATATGATGGAGGGTGGAACGTGGAAGGGGGAAGATTATATAGGGGAAACTTATGATTACAGGCCGGATCATTTAGCACTTTTACCCGATGATATTGGGGCGTGTTCTGTTAAAGATGGTTGTGGTATTAGAGTTCATAAGGGAGGTGATGAGAGAAGAAATGATTTATGGAGGCAGGAGGAAATGTATGCTAATAGTGATTTTTCGGGTGTACAGGTAAATGTTGCTGGATTTAAGGAAATAGTTTCAAAAGTTGAAACTGAGTTGTATCAGTTAGATTCTGAGTATGTTAGTTATCAAGTATTAGATGTATTTACAGATCATTTAGTTTATAGAAAGACAAATTTAGGGAGTCCAAAAAGGGAGGGGGTATTTAGTCAAGAGTATAAAATTGATGGGAATGGGGTTGTAGAGTTTGGTTTGCGCCAAACTCCAGTTATTCAAAAACGTACAATTGAGTACATAGATATTGTTCAAGGGAACAGTGAGGAGGTTGCAATGAAGAAAAAGGTGGCTAAAACCTTTATCGAAGTTAATTCGGGGGTATTTGATGAGAGTGATATTCCTTCTTTAGAAAAGCTTGAGGAGGGCTTTTCAGATAAGCTAGTTGCTTTTTGCGAAGGAAATGGTTTATTAGTACAAGAGGTCAAGACTCTTAAAGAAACATTGGAGGCAATGAAATCTAAAAATCCCCCTACAACCATAAATGAGGAGCTTGCAAAGAAATCTTCTCAAGAGGTAATGCAGTTACTTCCAGAGGATATGAAAGAGCAGCTTGAATATGGTTTGGTAATCCACCAAAAGAAAAAGGATGAAATGGTGGGTTTGATCATGGCTAATTCTGAGGCGTTCACTAAGGAGGAGCTTGTAGGTAAAAAGGCTACAGAACTGGAGAAAATTGTTTCTTTGGTTAAAGTAGAAGTGCCAGCAGCTAATTTTTCTATCCAAGGAAACATGATTCCCAACCCTGAAGCTCAGGAAGTTTTACTTCCTCCTGGGGTAAAAGCAGAATAGTTCGGCAGTTTAGAGGTTAAAAGGTGTGTTTAATAAGTAAAGAAAATTAAATAGTGGAGGGGTTGTTATGGCGAGGAACACAATTAAGTTAAAGAATTATTTAAACATTTTTGAGGAATATATTGCTCATGAAGCTATTACACCGGGAATGTTAATAGAGTTGCGAGCGGATGAAGAAGTTCAGCCTCACAATACCGCTGAAGGGAATGCTCTTCCTATGTTTGCTTTAGAAAATGAGCTTGAAGGGCAAGGGATTGATGATGCGTATGCAGAAGATGACCCAACATTTTGCTGGATACCTCAGAGAGGGGATATCGTGTTTGGTATTTTAGCAGATGGGTACTCTGTTGCTATAGGTGGGTGGCTAGCAAGTAATGGGAACGGGTATTTACGACCCCACATCACTGAAGAAGAAACTTGGGCAGTATCTGAGGCAGGACAGGTTAATATTTATCCTCTGCAGATTGTTTGCCAGGCTTTAGAGGCAAAAAATTTAACCACTTCTAGTGGGGCAGAGTCAAGTGGACCTTTAGCATATGCTAAACGTATCATGTGTCGTGTAGTCTAAAGTTTATTAGGCATTAAATGTGGTAGGTAACTTTTAGAAAGAATAAATGGAGGGATATAATGTTAAGAGAAGCGCAAATTGATTATATTGGTAAGAACGGGTCTAAGGGCATGTTAGCAAACAGGCTCCTTAGAGACCATAGACTGGATGCTAACACCATGCGTCCTTGGATTGGTGATAATGGGTTAACATATATAACAGTGTATAAGGGTACCGACCCCTCAAAACTCGTTAATTACATGGCGGTAGAAGTACAGGTTAATGGTACTTTAAGAAGGGATGAGTGGAAGGACTTGGATGGCGCTGTTATGGGAATTTCTGAGAATCGGTTGAGCGGTATCCAGGATTTAAGAGAACGGGGTTTGACTTATACCTTAGGCAATGGTATGGGTACCACCGTTCTAGAATACCATACTGTTTCAGATGCTATGGAAGCAGAGCTTACCATGGACGGAATTAGTAGGGGTAAAGGGGACAGAGTAAAATTCGATACTCATTATTTACCTCTTCCTATAACTCACGTTGATTATGAAATTAACGAGAGGGTTCTGGAAGCCAGCAGAAAAATGGGTAACCCCTTAGACACTGTAGAAGCAGAAAGAGCCGCCAGAAAGGTAAATGCTAAACTTGAAACTATGCTTTTCACTGATACTGATTATGCTTACGGTGGAGGTACTATTTACTCATATCTCAACCATCCCAATAGGAATCTTGTAACTTTGGCAGTTGCTTGGGATGATGCCGCCAAAACACCGGCTCAGATAGTAGATGAGGTTTTGAGTTTAAAACAGGCATCTATTGACGCATTTCATTTTGGTCCTTGGGTTCTTTATATCCCAACCAGTTATGAGACTACTCTTGATGAAGATTATGATACAACCAGCGGAAATACTATTAGAGAGAGACTTCTTAAAATATCCGGAATTGAAGCAGTTAAGGTTGTTGATACTCTTACAGCGGATAATATATTGCTTGTTCAAATGACCTCTGATGTTGTGAGGTTAGTTTCCGGTATGAAGGTACAAAATGTGGAATGGTCACAAGAAGGAAAACTAATCCATAAGTTTAAAGTTATGGCTATAGAGGTTCCACAGGTTAGGGCCGATCAAGAAGGGCATTCTGGGATAATTCATTTGTCGTAAGAAATCTATTCCTTATTATCACATAACTAATCATGTTGTGTGATAATTGAAAGTTACAGGAGAAAGAGTTAAATGGAAGATAGCCCAAAAAAGTTAAAGGAAACGTCTATAATGTGGGAGAACGTGGGCGGGGGATCGTTGAAGCTTAAAAATGGAAAGACAATAAAAGGTGGGGGGAGGTTTTCAGCTTTAGAAAGTGAAATATCTTTAGGATTCAGGGATGTAGTAAAGAATTTAGAACCGTTACCTAGTGAGGTTGGGTCCCCAGTTTCATTTACTAGGTTTGAAGTTAGGGAAAGTGGGGATGGCTATAATATTTTTAATCTCATTTCGGGAAAGAAGTTAGTATCTATTGATAGCACTTACGAGAAAGCTGTTGAAATATTAAAGGAGATAAATTAATGGTCTGGAACGCACCTTTAATATGGAAAGACAAGAGATGTTTTATTATTGGTGGAGGGACTTCTATAACAGAGCAATTTGGAGTAAGTGAGAAGGACAGACAGGATTTAATAAGTAGAAAAGTAGAATTAAGTATCTTATCAGAGTATATGAGAAGTATTCATCAAGAGCATATAATCGGTGTTAATAACGCTTATAAAATTGGTAATTGGATAGACTTTTTATTTTTTGGGGACGGGTCCTGGTATCATCTACATAAAGCCAATTTGGCTAGATTTCCTGGAGTTAAAGTGACTTGTTGTAGAAAGTTAAAAGATAATTATTTAACTACTGAGAAAGTTAAATATATGGAGAAAGACAGAAAAGAGGTAGGCATTAGTATTAATACTTCTAGAGTAGGTTGGAATATTAATAGTGGGGCTGCTTCCATTAGTTTAGCGGTTCATTTGGGAGCAAGACAGATAGTTTTATTAGGCTTTGATATGTCTCTGGATGATAAGGGGGTATCTCATTGGTTTGGGTCCCATAAAGAGGGTAAGAAGCTTCCCCCTTTTATGAGGCACTTGAAAGGCTTTCCTAAGATACAAAGTGATGCGGTTAGCAGGGGGATAGAGATATTAAACGTGAGTCCTAATAGTAAAATAAAAGCTTTCAGAAAAGTAACCTTAAAAGAAATAATATAATGGGATTATCTAAGTATAAAATATGTGTAGTAGGCGATGTTATGGTAGATAAGGACATCTGTTGTTTTACCAGGGGGGTTTCATCGGAAGCTCCAGTTCTTGTCTTGACAAAACAAGCTGAGAGATTTCATTTAGGGGGAGCCGCCAATGTTGCAATGAACCTTTCAGCTTTAGGAGCGTCAGTAACTCTTATAAGTAATTGGGCAGAAGATTCAGCAGGTGCGTTTTTAGAAGTAGAATGTTCTAAAAATAATACTGTCCTTATTATGGCTGGAGGTTTACGTACCACTACCACTGTTAAAACTAGGGTCCTAACGGATAATCGACAAATTGTTAGGTATGATGAGGAAGTTATTAAGAATGTCCCCAATAATGAATGGGACATTAACAGGAGTGCTGTTTTAGCGATAACAGGTGCCGACGCCATAATCTTATCAGATTATGGTAAGGGGGTTTTATTAGGTACAGGGTTTATAAGATCAATTATTGTTAAAGCTAAGGAAAGAGGAATACCTATTTTTGTAGACCCTATAAGAAGAGCTTGGCAGAGGTATGCAGGAGCCTATTGTATAACCCCCAACATATCCGAGCTAGAGGAGTACTCTGGCGTTCTGTTGGGAGACAGTAAAGAAAGTATGGAATTGGCAGCTAAGGGTCTGATTGGAAGGTTGGGAATAACTGCTATGGTAGTTACTTTAGGTAAAGAAGGGGTTTGTAGGATTAGTGGAAGGAAAGGGGATTGGCATATTGATTATATTTCATCTCAAGCTAAAGAAGTTTATGATGTAGGTGGGGCAGGTGATACCCTTATAGCGGCTTTATCTCTTTCGTATCTTGAGACAGGGGATTTAAAGGCCGCTTTATTTATGGCTAATGTGGCTGCCGGGCTAGTAGTTAGTAAGTTAGGTACTGCTACCGTGACAAGGGAAGAATTACGAAAGGAACTAGTTTGTGGAAAACTAGATTAATTACCAAATTCGTATATAAAAGAAAAAGGGCCGTTTGGGGATAAAATTTAATGTAGTGGAAGGTAGGAAAAAGAAGGATAAAATATTATGGCCGCAGTAAAAAGAAATTATAAAAAAGAGTATAAGGCTTACCATGGCAAGCCTAAACAAATAAAACGAAGGGCAAAGCGTAATACTGCAAGGGCAATATTGACAAAGGCGGGCAAGGTAAAAAAGGGGGACAACAAAGACGTTCATCATAAAGACCGCAACCCGGCAAATAATAAAAAAGCCAATCTAAAAGCGGTTAATAGATCACTTCATCGAAGCAGAATGTATATAAAATAAAAATTTAATATAGTGGAAGGTAGGAAAAAATGAAAGCCGCTGTTTTGTATGAGTTAGAAAAACCACTTGTTATAGAAGAATTATTCGATCCTATGGAACAGGATCTATCCGTAGGACAAGTTTTAGTTAGGGTTAGAGCTAGCTCAATATGTGGGGCTCAAATAGGTGAAATATCAGGGGCAAAGGGAGAAGATAAGCATCTTCCTCATTTAATGGGCCATGAGGGTAGCGGTTTCGTATTGGCTACAGGTCCGGGGGTTACTCAAGCAAAATCTGGGGATCATGTTGTTTTACACTGGAGAAAAGGAAAAGGTATTCAATGTGAGCCCCCCAAGTATGTAACTGAAGGAAGGAGTACGGTTGTAGGAGGAGGCTGGGTTACAACATTTAACACTAAAGTAATAGTTTCGGAAAATAGATTGACCGTGATAGATAAAGAAACCCCTTTTGATATAGCTGCATTAATGGGATGCGCTGTAACTACAGGTCTGGGTATTGTAGACAATGAGGCTCAGATAAAGAGGGGGCAATCGATTGCTGTTGCCGGGTGTGGTGGAGTAGGATTAAACGTAATACTGGGTGCCGCGCTTATAGGGGCATTTCCGATATATGCAATAGACACAACTTCAGATAAGTGTACTTTTTCAACAAGGTTTGGGTCCACAGAGCTTATTTATAGAACAGAGGATATCTTAAAAATTAAGGATCTTGATGTTTTTGTTGATTGTACTGGTAATGTTGGCGTTATAGAGGCAGGGTATTCAATTGCTAGAAAGACTATTTTAGTAGGGCAACCTCATTTTTATCAAGATTTAATTTTCCATAATATGAGAAAGAATTATACAGGAAAGATTCTTCTGGATAGTCAGGGAGGGTTAACGAATCCCAATGAGGATATACCAAGGTATCTAAAGTTGTATAAATCAGGGCGTTTAACTCTTGATGAAATGATAACCAAAAGAATAGAACTTGATGATATAAATGAAGTTATTGACGAAATGAAAGAGGGTAGCTTTATAGGTAAGTGTATAATTGAAATGTAGGAGAATGTTATGGAATGGTTAGTTCTAATAATTCCTATGTGGTTTATTGTCGGGTTTTCGGGGGTTGTATATATCGATTGGGTCTGGGACATGGGGGTAAGTACCTGTATCGGGGTTATACTTGGCATGTTTGGTCCTATGGTTTGGGCTTGGATTTTAATGAGTATTTTTCTTAAAGGAAGGTTTCGTGAAAATGAATAAACAAGACTTGGTTAGCTTTGAAGAAAAAATAGCTAAAAGATTTGATAATGGAGAGTTACCTTATCTTATTCATTTTTCAGGTGGAAATGAAGATCGGCTTATAGAGGTATTTAAAGATATCTCCCCAGGGGATTGGATTTTTTCAACTCATAGGTCTCATTATCACTATTTATTAGCAGGGGGTTCTCCAGAAAGATTAGAACAGCTTATTGAAGATGGACATAGTATGTTTGTGTTTGATAGGAAGTTGAATTTTTACTCATCCTCTATTGTGTGTGCTACCCCGTCCATAGCAGCTGGGGTGGCTATGGGTTTGAAGAGGAGGGGTAGTAGTAAGAAGGTTTGGTGTTTTATAGGGGATGGAGCGGAGGACAACGGTCATTTTTATGAGGCTGTAAGGTATGTAGATGGCTGGGACTTACCCTGTACTTTTGTTGTAGAAGATAATGACAGGTCAGTAAGTTCCACTGTATCCGAAAGGTGGAATTTAACAGAGAATAGACTAGTTTCTTCTTGTATAAGACGATATTTCTATATCCCTACAAGACCCCATGGGGGTAGTGGGGTTCAAGGGTGGCTTAAGTTTACCAAAGAAGCTATCATAGTACCTCCCCAAAAACATCAAGTTAAGCTTCCTCTTTTATCAGGGGACTCTGATATTAAGTATATAGATGCTGTAACTAAATCTATGGAAAGCTTGGCAGAAGATCCTAATGTTGTATTTATTGGTTATAATGTTAGGTATGCTTCAGCGTATGGGACTTTAAAAAGAATTGACTATGATCAAAGAATTGAAACACCCTTAGCTGAGAACTTAATGACAGGTTTAGCTATTGGTATGTCTTTAGTCGGATATAGGCCGGTATTGTTCTTTGAACGTCATGATTTTATTTATAACGCTTTAGACGCTTTAGTTAATCAAGTCGACAAAATAAAAGTTATATCTCAAGGAGAGTTTAGTCTCCCAGTTATAATTAAAGTTGTAGCGGGCGGTATTAAACCTTTCTATTCTGGAATTACTCATACTTCAAATTTAGAGGGGTTATTTGAAGAGATGTTTCATTTTCCAGTGTATACTCCTAAAACTGCAAATCAGGTATTAGAGGCTTATGAGATAGCTAAACATTGTAACAGCCCTATATTAATTTCAGAAGATAAGAGGTTATATTGATGGGAAAGTGCAACATTAGGAATTTAAAAAAGGTTGCTCCTAGGAATAAGAGCGGAATTCCTAGAATAGTGGTTCCAGGAGGTATTGGGGATGTTTATTGGGTAATGGTTAAGATTGAAGCTCTTTGTAAACGTGAAGGGATAAAAGATAAACCAAGAATAATAGTACTTGCAGACCCGGGAGTTTGGGAAGAGGCTAGTATTCGCGCACTAAGTTTTATAAAAATGATTTCATTTGTAGAGATAAACGACCCTGCTACAATGCCCATGTTCCCAACAGGTGAGAAACCAGCTGAGCTATTAAAACTGTATTCCTCTTTATTTAGACAGGCTATATATCCCGGGTTCATGGGGTACGAGTATTTTATGTGCTATAACGGTGTGATTAATACAGGGCATTTTTTAGAGGAGGAGGATGATCTGGAATGTAACTGGGATCTCCTTTTAAAAATATCAGATGAAGAAAAACAATTTGAAATGGTTACCCGTAAGAAGTATGGTAAGTATGCCGTCTTTTATTTTTCTATGGTTGGGGATTTCGTGACTTTAAATATGGGTCAGTTCTCCCTAGATAAAATGGCTGAAAGTATAAATCGGTTAGTAAGAGCCACTAATTTAACACCAGTTTTTATTGGTGCATCATGGGATTTAAAATGGCCGGAGGACGGGTACGGTAAAATCTGGGAAGATCAGCTACCAATTTTGATATCAAAGATACCGGGGGCGATTAATTTAGTAGGTAAGACGACCCTTGGACAGGCCTTTGCAGTAATGCGAGGAGCTGA